CGGGGGAATAGGCTACCCCCGCGGGTCCGGCAACTGTCATAGATTTAGCGCTTACTTCGAAAGGAGGAATTGCCATGAAACTAAGTCACACAGCAATTGCTGGCTTCCGGTGCAAACCGGAAACGCTCATTAACAGCCTTTCACATATATTGAGGTCATACCCCAGCTTACGTCAGTACGCCGGAGTATGCCAGAACTACGTGGAGTGGTCACTTAGAACACTCGATTCTGAAGGAAAGCAGGCACAGAGTCGCCTGAAATCCTACAGAGAGTATTTTCAGAGCTCACTCTCTAGACAGGCCATAAACATCCCAGATGACGGAAGCTATAGAAAGCTTCTCCCGATTCTTCGGATTGCTCAAGGTCTCCTAGAGATAGGCGATGTTAAGGCGTTGCGGATACTGGACACAGTACTCCGCATCTCTGAAATCGCTAGACCGTCAAAACGGTTTATCGCTTCTGAGATACGAGACTTCGTGCAGAACCCCGATCTCGTTGAGATCGAGCCGTACGATCCTGAAACTGTTAACCAGCCTGCTAAGGTGTACCTTACGTATGGTATGCTACGCGATGACTTCATCACAAAACACCCCGACTTCCCTTATAGGGAGTGGGAGGAGTTTGTGAGAAGTGAGATGCCAGCTTTGTCAACACTCGCAAGAGTATTGTCAGCTACACCTCACTTCGAGGCCACCAAGGCTTCCGGATCTTCATCCTCACTGATTAAGAACAGTAAGGGGAAGTTCAAGAAGACTAAGAGCATAGTTGAGGGAGATATAGTTGAAGTCCTTACTCACACGGTGTGGGATAACCCACCTGTCTGGGAAGACTTCGCTAACTCCTGGTTGCAGTATGCACCTCCTAAAGAGTCTGCTATCGCAAAATTCGATAGCAAGCTCGTCAAGGACGAGCATCTGGCCAGGGAACTATCTCCTACAGTTATACGTTTCCACCGAGCAGCCCTCGTAGGAATCGAGGCTTCACTTGGAGTGAAGGCTCGTCTTGTCCACGAGGGATCCTACCCTATCCAGTACGCTCTCGAGCCACTCGCTGACACGCTCACAGCAATTCTGAGATATCTCCCAGAATGCTATGCACATGATCACGAGGGTGGTTTCGAGGAGGCTCGTCGACTTGCCAAGAAGCATGGTTACTGTAAGGCAACCGATGCAACAGCATGGACGGACTACTTCCCGCTCTACTTGATTGCGACAGTCATGTCAGCAGTCTTTGCAGAGCTGGGGAGGGTCGATGATGAGATCAATTCTCTCACCAGCATGTGGATAGGACTCATGCGTGTGTCAGAATACGTCAGATATACTGACGATGACGGTAATCCCGTCGAATGCCAGATCCATCTAGTAACAGGTACCTCTATGGGTATCCGCACCGGATGGCTCGGGGCGACCCTGACACACTGCATGCTGTTCCGATTTGCATGCCACCTGCTAGACATCATGCCTCAGTCGATCGATAAGCGTTTCGGAATCCGTATCAGAAACTACGGACTCTTTAACGTTATCGGTGATGACGAAACATGCTATCACAGGCGGTTAGCGGCACTCTACGAGACTTTATCCACTCAGGCAGGGATCAAGCTGAATCCAAGCAAAAGCATGGAAGCTGACCCTAGATCTGGGACCCACCTATTTGAGTTTGTCCATAGACAGGCTCTTATAGGCGGACCAGAGATCACTGGCATTAGCATTCTGTTGACTGGCAAAATCCTTACGGACTATGCTAACCTGCAGAGCTATGTTAGTTTCTGCTATAAGCGGGAGCAAGGGCTCGGAGAGTACTTCTACGACATGTTACTTGATACAAAGAACCACAACGTATCGAGTAGACTACGTCGTGAGATCCGGTTAGGACTTAGGATCCCCGTCGAACTTGGCGGGTTACTTCCACCTGAAGAAGTGGAATCCAAATCGGACCCTACTCTTTGTAGAGAGATGATGCTGGCCTTAGTCCGCGCCTTTGCGGCACGCCTGAATCCTAACTCTAACGTGAGTAGGACCGGTCGATACCTCGACAACGAACTACTAGCGGCTGTCGGAGCGACGTATACTGACGAGATGATGAGTTTCATCAATCTCTCCCAGTCCTCGCTCGCGAGATTCGATCGAGAGCAGTACAATAACGGTTACCGGGTTCACCGGGACTATTATGCACTTCTCAGTCGAACCGTCAAACAGCTTCCTGAGATTCTCAAGACTGATTATCAGCCGGATGAGCTGGACACTACATATGTAGGTCAACTCATTCGAGATTTCAAGAGCTGGAAGACCTCGCTGACCAGCACCGCAGACTTACCACACTATATGGGTCACGACTATGAAATTAAGTCGGTTAACCATGCAATCACGAGACTGGATAGAGTCGTTCGTAAGAACGTCTACATCCCTGACCTCGGACTGACATATAGGTGGTCCGACGACTTTAATCGTCGCCTTAATCAGGCTATCCAGCAGCTACAGGATCAGGTTAACGGGGTGAAGCCTAGGCCTCAATCTCGGAAATCGACCCAAGAGCTCTATGATAGTCTCTTTGGATAAAGCTTAAGAACTCGAGTCTGATCATCCACTAGTCAATAGTGTGGAAGCTCAGAATGAGCTTTAAACCTCGAGAGGGAGTCTCTT